AGATATCCCTGCACCAGGCACTCGAAGCGACATCGAAGGATTGGTTGCAATGGCCAAGGACCCCACCAAGCGACAGCGAGACCTCATTGATGCCAACGGCGAAGTCTTTCTCAAGTATTTCAAAGGATTTGACCGAATTAGAGCCGCTACCGCCTTACCTCGGGACTTCCCCACCGATGTGTTTTGGTTCTACGGAGGAACAGGAACCGGCAAGTCAAGACTGGCACATCAGATTGCCCCCGACGCCTACTGGAAGCCCAATGATAAGTGGTTCGATGGATACGATCCCCATGAACACGAGGATGTCATCATTGACGACTTTAGAGCTTCTTTCGCGCCCTTCAGCTTCATCCTCAGACTTTTCGACCGATACCCAATGTCAGTTGAAATTAAGGGTGGTACTGTCAACTTTAGAGCTCGTCGAATATATGTTACCACTTCCAGGCATCCTAGCGAGACCTGGCTTGCACCAGGCGAAGAAAAATTGGACCAGCTTTTACGCCGCCTTAAAGTCATTGTTGAGTTTTTGCCTGGAGGACTCAAACGATTTGAAAAGGGATCTGCAGCTGACCTCGAAGGTTCTGGAGTTATGGACCCTCTTGTCGGACCTGTTGGCGGAGATCAAGCCCCGCAGGAAGAAGAATTAGATGATTTTTTGCATGAATTTGATAATATTTAATTAATTAACTAATGAAATTTTAAAAATTAATCTGTCATTGTTGCAGTTGTTGAGTCTTCAGCGAGACCCAGTGCTTCTACATTTTCAGCTTCATCTGTTTCCGTGTTGATTATTCTGGTTGCTCCATTGTCTAGCCAGTAATCCAAGAACATGCTTCTCTTGAATTGATATGGCAGCATTCTGCATTTATGGTATTCCGTGCATGTATGTAGTAATGCTCCTGGGATTAGACCAACTGCATTTACTACACCACCTTCAGTTTGACCCCATCCGAGTTCTGTCATGCATCTTACTACCAGCATTTTTGAAATTGCGGGTATAACCATTGGAATAGATGACCATTCGGGTTGACTTCCTGCTGTTAAACCTGCATGGTCTCTGTTAGTGTTTATTAGTTTGTTCCATGCTGATTCGGTGAATGAAAATGGATCGATTGCTACTCTGTGACTGTATTTTTCGCCAGGCGCAAGAACCACTTTGATTTCTTTACCTACTTTCCATTTGTAGTGAGTTCTATTGCTGTGTTGCGAGATTCTTACGTGTGGATCCGTTAATTCGTCGGTTGCAGTGTTGTTATTAGATAGTGCGTTGAATTGCGGTTTGAAACTATTTCCCAGCGGTAGATTTGCTTTGTAGTCTTCTAGTACATCTGTTCCGATTGTTAATGGCGCGAACCTTTCCAATGTTTGTCCTCCATTTGTGATAGTTCCAAGTGATCGAATTAGTGACATGACTGCTCTTGGTTGACATTCTTGTACGAAAATTGTTACTGTTCCAGTAGTTGGATTACTCCACGTATGTTCTTGGTATCCACCGTGGTAGTCGAACACCATGCCGTACAGCCTTTTGACATTTCCAATTGGTACAGTAGAGTTTATTGGGTTAACTCCTGGTAGCAAGAAGTTTGCTTGATCAGTAGGTATAGTTACTGTGTTTACTGGTACGTCATTTCTTACATCGTTTGCTTTCATGATTAATTCAACAATATTTCCTGTGAAGTTATCTTGTTGGAATTCGCTGCTAGGAGCTCCGAATCCTGATTTTCCTGGGTTATATGCAGGCATTACTATGTATTCTTGCCAATTTTGTTTTCCACCACCCCACTGCAATGATCTGTTAAAACCTGCTACACTATTATAGACTGTTTCGTCGTAGCGTCTGTTGTTCCATGTATTTCCGTATCCTATACGTTTGTATTCGAACATAGGGCACAGTAGGTCCGTTATTTCTTTTGCTGATAGGTTTCCGTTTGCAGTGTTATGGCTTGTAGATGCAGATTTGTAGTGAGTTTTGCCTCCTTTGGTAACTGATCTTATGGTGTGAATGGGCAAATCCGTTTTTAACAAGTTGAGCTCTTCCTTTGTCTCTTTGCTTATGGCGGATCCGCCTACCTTTACTCTTTTCGCGCTTCTTCCTTCCATTGTCATAAATAAAATAATTATTTTATGAAAAAATGCCCCGTGCACTTGCAAATAGATATGGCCCAAAAGTTTGGCGAACGGTTAGAAGTGGAGCTCGAAGAGCTTATAGAGGAGCCGTCGCTGTCAAACGTTATCATGATGATTTTAAGCGTAGGCATCCATATGCTTATAGGGCTGGTGTCGGCGCTATTAAATTGGCTGGGTCAATGCATCCGGCGCTCAAGTATGCCTCCAGATACGTCTAGTCATCATAAATCAATAGTTTTAGAAGAAGAAAATGGCAAAATTCCCTCTCAGTGCTCGTCGTCCTTATAATAGGAGTAAACCCAGGAATGTTTATAGAGGTGGAATGGGTGTACCTCGTGGAGGCGTGAAGTTTGCTCGATTTATGCCCACGCGTTATAAGAAGAGCACTGCTGGTGGTAGAGCTTTTAGAGCACGTAAATTCCGTGGTATAAGAACACGATATCCTAGACGTTAATTTGCCCAACGGAGTTGCCAAGCGGCGCGCTTAGGCCCAGAATCTAGAAGTTGGCCCGCCCGGCCTCAGGGCACAGGGGTGGTTGTGGCTAGTATTACCCACAACCCCCGTGCCCCGTGCCCCTCATGAGTTTAGCCAGAGAATGTCCCGAAGGGCCCCAGAGGGCCCAACGGAGTTGCCCAACGGAGTTGCATTCTCTGGCCGTCCGCAGGACGCTCCCGGCGAGGGGCCGCGCAGCGAAAAATTTTTGACGTACTTCAAGTTGAAGTTGGGAACTTCAACTTGAAGAGAAACTTCCGTTCCCCGTTCCCCAAAAAAAAAAAAAAAAAAAAAATCCGTACTTTTAATCCGTACGTAGCTACCATTAAAAAAATTTTTTTCTACGAGCGAACGCGTGTTCATGCGAACCTCTGTTCCCCTATATTTTTTTTGTATGTTTCTCATAAAGTAATTAACGTCATAAATAATGCCTGCATTAAATAAAACTCGGTCTATGACTTGGACCTTAAATAACTATACACCAGAGGATATAGAGCATATTAAGAATGGACCCTTTAAGTTCATTGTCTTCCAACAAGAAGTCGGCGCTAATGGAACGCCTCACCTCCAAGGGTTCTGCCAAATGGGAAACCCAACAGGATTTAACACTTGGCGAAAGCTCGTTAGCCCCAGAGCTCACTTTGAAGCGTCCAAGGGATCTGCAAGAGACAATTACGACTATTGCACCAAGGAAGAAACTCGCGCTCCCGGAACAGAGTTCTATACCAGAGGAGATATCCCTGCACCAGGCACTCGAAGCGACATCGAAGGATTGGTTGCAATGGCCAAGGACCCCACCAAGCGACAGCGAGACCTCATTGATGCCAAC